ATGGGCAACACAAAAAGCAACACCAGCGTCAGCATTTGCGTCACCAACAGCGGTCCCCGTAAATTGGGCAACGCTGGCAACCGGAAAGGCCAGATCACCGTCAGCCGCTACGTCACCACCCGCGGCGGGTTGGATTACATCCGCTGGAAGGTCGATATTCCCGCGACTCTCGCAGGGACTCGCATCCGAAAATTCTTCACTTCCCGCGAAGAGGCGGAAAATGAGGCCGCGGCATTCCGGGCGCGTATTGCGCTGAAGGGCACGGCGGGAATTGAGGCGGACAACAGTCATTTGTTGACGGTAGCTGACGCTATCCGCCGCTTTTGGTCAAGGAAGGAAAGCGTGCAGGGCGTCCATCGACGCAATTTTATGACGCACCTTAACCGGCTCAGTGAACAATTCGGTTCTGCGCCAATTTCCCTGATCAATCCGATTGACCTGGAAGACCATTGGAATCGCCCGACCTGGGGGCCGACATCGCGGAACCACTGTTTCCGCTACCTACGAATGTTCTTTAATTGGTGCGCCCGCTACGAACTCATCCCCCGCAACCCGATCCTGCGAGTTGATGCGCCGAGGGCGGCAGAGGCTCCACGCGCAATATTGACCCCGGAGCAGATGACGGCGGCATTGGCAGCGGCGACCCCACCGCTCCGGGCGTTCCTCGCGTTGGGGGGATTTGCCGGGCTCCGAACGACGGAGGCAATGGCCCTGCCACTCTCGGCTGTTGAGAGCGACATCGTGAAGGTCGAAGCCGGAAAGACAGGCGGGCGATTCGTCAATCGGCTCCCCGCGTTCGACGCCGCATGGCCAGCGGTCGAGGTCACGCCAAAGGCAGCGCGGGCCTTTTATATGACGCTGAACAATTTGGCACGGAAGATTGGGCTGGAGGCGTGGCCGACGAATGCCCTGCGACATTCGTTCGCGACATACCATCTCTCGATGTGGGAAGACGCCCCTCGCACGGCATTCCAGATGGGCCATCGCTCACCGCAGATGATCTACCAGCACTACGCCCGGGCGGTGCGCAAGGAGGACGCGGTGCGCTGGTGGGCCATAGGCAGCCTGACGGAGGGGTAGGCTCATCGCTACGTTGTTTTTAAGTGAATCGAAAAACAACGCGATGAACACAAAATATCTCCAACTCATGGTGAAGCTCTCCCCGAAGCCCAAACTGGCAAGCGCGTGGCCCATCAGCAAACGGAAATGATTGTCATCGGACTCCTTTCCGCGTTCTCGGTCGGCTGGCTTTGCTGCGAGTCAAAAATCTTGCGCGATTTCCGCCGCGACCCCACCGGCACCACAAAACGATTGTGGAATGAGACCCGCAAGGACTGAGGCGGTCAAAGCCAATTCCGCACTGAGTAAATCTGGCTCTTGAGCCTCCACTTGCTCCACACCCCGTCCCCGTCTCGGTCTGCCGCGCTGCCAACCGCGGCGTCCGGTGAGGTGTTGGCCTCGATGGTTTTCACCGCTTTATTCCCCCAGGCCCAAACGAGCCCGGTGTGGGCTACCCTCCCCTTGCTGGCGAAATATATTCCCCAAGCATCGCCTGGCAGTGGCACGCGGCCTCCGCCGGCGCGTGTCCAGGTCGGCAAATGCACCCAGGCTGCGGCAAGGGCGGATCGTGGGCCGACCGCTCGCAACCCGCTGGAGTCATAGACCCACCGGAGGAATGCCGCGCAATAGGGTGCCCCGGTGCCTTCGAGGCCGGTAGATCCGAGGTATTTTTCGATGTCGGGCCCGTCATTATTCCCTGTCCGCTCGGTGATTCCGATCTGGGATCGGGCGGCAGCGAGAATTCGATCTCGCGCTCCGTCGCCCTCCGCTTCAACTCCCGCGCCAATGCCACCGTTGAGCACAGCCGGAAAAAAAGCGATGAGCAGAATTCGCGCATGGATCACGACACCGGGATGAGTTGCAGAATGTAGATGAACGCCGCGATACAAAAAATAAACGTGCCCTGGACCGCCCAGAATCGTTGGGCGGGCGACATCGCCGCGAACCACGCCTCCAGTTCTCCCCATTCCCCCGCCGGGCTGGAGGTCATGCGATCAAGCAGGGCGAATGCCAGTTGCCACACCGCCCATCCAACGAACACCGCCCAGAACGTCACGAATGTTGCGAGGAATACCCAGACCAAGTAGCCCCCGTCAAACGCCCCAGCCGCAGGGTCGAACCAGCGAACGACAATCGGGGCGATGAGATACACGCCGAGCGAGATGCCGCCGGCCAGCAATGCGTGCCAGGATGAAAACAGCCGACGCAGGAAATAAAACATGGCTAGAACAGCAATTGCATGGCCCCGAATACGGCCCCGGATACTATGAGCGGCACGCCGCACACCGCTGCCAGGCCGGCGATGGAATCCAAGGCCAAAGCCCCAAAACGCAGTAGCAGCAGCAGAGTCAGGACTCCTGCCACAAGCCCGGCAATCCCGCCGATGAAGAATTTTGCGCGCAAATATCTGGTGTGTTCCGCAGATTTCTCCTTTTGCAATTGCGCGTTGTCCGAGATCAGCTTCCCGTAGGCGGCATCTGCGATTCCAAGGTCGGTCTGGAGTTGGACGACCTGGCCGAGAGCCGCGTTTTGCACAGAAAGTGCCGATTCATTTTTTTCGCAGGAGGTGATAAGCGCGGCCTTGGTCGCAAATAAATCAACCTGGAGTCGCTCATTCGCTTCCGCCGCGTGCGTAAGCTCGCCGCGCAGGCCAGACAATTCGGCTTTTACTCCTTGCAAATATCGCTGCTGGTCGGCGGTAGAAAGCGCAGCAAGGGAGGAAGCCACCGAGGCAAACATGACAAGGAAGAAGAGAGGGTTCATTCGAGCAGCACTTTCATTTTGTAATCAATCCGGTCCAAATGGGTGCGCAATGAGCCGTGATGACCTTTCACGCGCTTGCTATCCTCACTCGCCCGTTGAGCGGCCACCGAGGCCGCGGCCAACGCCAGGCGCACGGATTTCCCGTCGCTCTGGGATTGTGACAGGGAAGAGGCCACCGAGGCCGCCCGCGCCTTTTCCCCGGCTAGGGGATGGGTCAGGGGGTGCGAGGCACAACCCGCACAGAGCGCGGCCAGGGTGATTGCGATGAGGTATCTCATTTTCTGTTTTTCAATATTGTTACAAGAGAGGCCACGCCGACGCAGATACCAAGGCAGAGCGAAATAATCCTCAGATAGTAGTCGAGGTCTTGCTGGAAAGATGTGATCACACCTAGCAATGGAGCCAGAGTCCCGATTGTCCCAACTGTGATTGTGTGGAGGTGAGAGTTATCCATATCAGTGAGTAATTAAAAACTAAGGACGAACGGGACGAGCGGAACGCACGGGAGGCGTGAACAGGGCAGTCAGTGTCGCAGCGGGGTTAGCCCCCAGAAGTTCGGTGATGCGATCCTGCGCTTGGGTATCAGTCCATTGGTCGATGGTATCGTAGGCTTCATCTTTCCAGAGGACAAGGGGCTGTGGGATTCCCTGAATTCGTGCAAGAACTACCTTGCGAACTGTATCGTCTATGTAGACCAAGTCGAGCTTTGTCAGCGTCCTTGGCAGAAAGGTTTTGGTTGTCCCGTCCTGCAACGTGATTGGAGGCGGGGTCAGGGTGATGGGCGTTGTTATGTTCATAATTTGTTAAAGTAGTCCTGTTCCGATGACGTCCAATGCGGGGATGAACGAAGTTGCCGAAAGGCCCGTTGCGTTATTGAACGAGTTCGTCACAGCATTTACATTGCCAAATGTCAGGGTTCCCGAAACCGATCCAGCCTCCCAGAATCCCGAGGAATCGTTAAACGTGGCACTCCCATAGACTGTGCCTGTGTTATAGGTATAATCGTTGAAAATAGCATCCCCGCTTACTGTGCTCTGATTGCTGGAACCGTTGTTGAACTCAGCGTCCACATTGACCGTTCCAGCATAGTTTGAAGTGTAATTGTTGAAGGTGGCATTTCCATAAACGAGCCCGCCAGCCATATTGTAAGCGTCGTTGTTAAACGTGCAGTTTCCTGTGACGTTGTCGCGGTTTTCAGAATAAATGTTAAACGTGGCACTTCCATCAACGGTTCCCTCGTTGTAGGAAGAGCCGTTAAACGTGGCGTCGCCAGTAATAGTTCCGCTGTTGTGATAAGCGTAATCGTTAAACGTTACATTTCCCTCAACCGACCCAGCGTTATTATTGGAATTGCCATTAAATATGACGTTTCCCGTAATATATGTGTCGTTATAGGAGGTATTATAAAATGTCGCCAAGGTGCAGACTAGACCGTAGGAGCCGTCACTAATCGTTACGTTGTCCAGCGTCGCATTGACACAGGTTCGGGTCGCGCCGCCGAGGTCTAATAGATCAGTCAAAATATAAATGTCGTCCGATGCTAATGGCAACGCCGTAGCAGGAGTGTCCGTGCCGCTAACATAGGAATGGTCGGTATACCAGTTGCCAAAATCAGAACCGCCGCTGCCGTTCCAGACTTCTTCGTATCCACTGACTGTGGCGAAAAAATAAAGCGTTGCCATATTAGTCTAGCACCTCAGTAAATCCACCCACCAGCGAAACAAGGTTCCACCGACCACCAAAAAATTCTAGCTTAATCCGATACGACTTCCACTGGGTCAGGGTTTTCGGGAGCGTGATTGCGCTGTCGGAAGGAATCCCGATATTGGCGTGAAACGCAAGCGTGATGCCATCTGTCCACTGGAGGACAAAATTGATCTCGTCCATTTCAGCAGCAGTTCCAGTCGGAACTGCAAGCGTAAGGGCGTTAACGACGTTTGCGGTGTAACCATACTGGCGGGGGCCGTTGATGAGATCGAGAGTGAGCGTTTCTGTTGCACCCGTACCGATTTGGCCTAGATCGTGGGCGTTGCCACTCTTTAGCCGCCAGACTGCTGCATCCTCCGTGTTGTCAGTGCATAAGTAGGTATCTCCATTATCTAGAATACGCCTTGAACCGAAAATGTAGCCTTTGGTGTCATCATCAGTTGCCGTCGGCACAGCACTGAACCCGTATTGCTCGACTCGAATGGTAAACCCGTCTTGTCCCATCACATAGAGACGCCCAGCTTCCCACTTCAGTTCGTAGTCGATAGAGCAAACTTGAGCTATGCCTTTGTTGCCACCTAGCCCTGCATTCGTTGTCCCTTCGCGCAGTTTCGAGCCGTTGTAAAATACGATGTCTGCACCATCGTCCATCGTGCCACCAGCGAGGGGCAGTTTGTCGGAGGAGTCCCCGCCGCCGCCGGAAAGAGCGGTAAATAAAGCGGCGGTAGTTTCGCACCCGGAGGCATCAAGGACAATGCGGCCCTGATCGTTGACCAGGGCCCGGGACAGCGAGGCGATGGCCGGGATGCCAGCGAAATCGGCCTTGCCTTCGTTGAGGGTATCGACCGCGGAATTGATTTTAGACTGCGAAAGGTCGTCGGGCATTTTGAATTAAGGGTTGAGACCAAGCATCAGGGTGGCGGTCGTGCCGGTGGAAAGGATCCGGCGCACGCGCACCGGCAAGAACGATCCGGCCGGGACGGCCTTGAATGTCACCGCCGGTGTGGATTCGGCCAGGTGTTGATCGCCGCGCCAGGGGATTACGGCCACATCCCCAGCTCCTCCGACGTAGATTGCGCCGAAATCGACGACGGTTGTATCGGATTTTACGATTGGGGCGATGTCACCAGCGATAAAAGGTAAGCTCATGCGGAGAAGCATTCTGCGAAAACCTAATAACCCCCAACGGCACTCACGCGAAGTTCGGGGAACGTCGCGCCTTCGGCCAAGACGAGGCAGCCACGGCCAGCCAGTGTGCCGGCAGTGAAGACCGCCCTCGAATCCAACCTGTCCGCCGAAGCCCTCGAATCGCTAGGGAAAAAATGCAAACAATGGGCTGACCACCTTGAGCGTGCTCAAGAGACCCGGTGGAAACAACAGGACATCTACCTGCGACAAGCGAGGGACGATTTCTCCTGGCGGGTCGGCAAGGGAGGCTCACCCGAACAGCCGAAAGATATTTTCTCCGAGCAGAACGACAGCTTGAACATCATCGGCGGATACACCGAGTTCATGCGAGCCCGCACGATTGACGACATCCTGGGCGGCGAGCCGTATTTCACCCTCGTCCCGCAGGTCGGCGAATCCGACAAGGTGCTGGCAGAGACTATGCAGCGGCACAGCGAATGGCGCATCCGGCGCAGCACACTCCCGGTCGCATTTGCCGACGCGATTGATGCCGCCTATGAAATCGGCGAAGGCGTCGTGAAGATCAGCTTTACCCAGACGACCGATTATCGCGAGGAATGGCGCGAAGTGTTAGTGGACGAAGCCGGCAAACCCCTGATCACGCCCGAGGGCGACTTTGTGTTTCCCGACGACAAAATGACCGACGCCACGGACGCAGCCGGGGAACCAGTGACGATACTGCAAAAATCCCCGGAGACAGTCATTCCCCCAAACCCGACGATCAAAGCGATGTTCATCGAAACGACGGCCAAGGTCGGCGAGTCTCTCGACGGGCGGGTGCTCCATCACCGCGACTTCCTCTGTCCTCCCAACGCGGCGACGCTGGAAGAAGCCCCGTTTTTTGCCCACATCTGCGAGAAGCGGCTCTCCGAACTCCAGCAAATTTATTCCCTGTCAAAAGAGGTCGTCAGCCAGATCGCCCAGGATTCTACCGACCCAAAGACGGCGGCAAAAAAGCCCGTTGACGGTGAATCCTCATTCCTACCGCCCTCGCTGGACGCCGCGCGGGAGGATCCCATTATCCGCATCGCCGAGTGCTACCTCCTCGAACAAACGAAGAACGGCCCGAGCCGGCAGTTCGTCGTCCTCGCCATTGCGACCGGCCTGGTTCTCCGGGCGGATTATCTCGCGAACATTACCCCAGCCGGCACGATTCCATTTTTCGTCGTCCGGGCCTTCCCGACGCGGAACCGCTGGTATGGCCGTGGCTATTTTGAGGTTTTCGCGATGGCGCAGGATTTCATCGACCGGCACCTCGACTACGTAGCCCTTCGCAACCGCTACCACAGCGACCCCATGAAATTCATCCGCCCCGATTGCATCGAAGGGCTCGACACCGAAGGCGAATTCCTCATACAGGCCGGCAAGGCCCACTATCTCGCGCCCAACAAGTCCGGGAAGGAGGCCATCGAACTCCTCATTTTGCCCGATCTCGACGACCGCACCTGGCAACTCATGCAGACAATGATCCAGATGGTCGGCCTGCGAGCTGGCATCTCATCCGCCGCCCAGGGAGGCGTCGGGACAGTCCCGCAGAGCAACACCGCAACCGGCGTTGAGGCGATAATGAACAGCGGAAACACGCTGTCCAAGTCGCCCATCCGCTCGATCAAGCTCGCGATCCAGTCCGCGCTGCAATACGCGCTCAAGGTGATCTACACGAACTTCGATGCCCAGGAGGCATTCACCTACCTGGACGGAGAGAAGGCAACGCACCTGGAGCTTTCCAAGGAGCAAATCACCGGCATGGATTTCGACGTTCTCCTGCTTTTGTCGCGCTACCGCCAACGTCAGCAGCGCGAAAACGCCGAAGCTGCCATAGCCGCGCTGGAAAAATACATCACCTTCCCCGAGACCGACAAGGAGAGCGTGCGCCCATTTTTTATTGATGTGATCCAGAGCCTGGGCTTTGACAACGCAGGGCAAACCATCCGCCCGGCCATGCCGCCGCAGCCCGAGGCTCCGCAGTTGCCGCCGCTATGAGCCTCGAAAGCGAAGCGACAGCCGAGGAGCGGTGCGCGGCCTTGCGCGTCCTAATCAGCTCGCCGGCATGGCGTCACATCCTCGCGCCCGAGGTGGCCCGCCGGGCTGCCCACCACGCGGAAAGAGCGATAGCCCGCGAACTCTCGCCCGCCCAACGTTCCGAGCACATCGAAGCCGCCCATAGCCTGGCAGAATTAGCCGAATGGCCGGAAAAACAACTCGCGATCTGGAGACACCAATGCAACTAGCGACCAAGGAAACCCTCGACGCCCTGGCTTCCGCCACGTGGGTGCCCGTGCTCTCGCTCTTGCCGGCCGGCGAGGCGGAATGCCAGTGTATCCGCACGGCGCATCCCAGCGGGCTTTACATTACGCGGGACGGGATGATTACTCACAATTCCTCGCCGCCCGACCAGACAAATCTCTTTTCCCAGTCCAGCGAAGTGGAACGCCAGCACGCCGAGACGATCCGCGCCCACAAGGAGGACGGGAAACCCCTCCCCGCTCCCAACGGCAAACCCAGCAAGCTGAATCTCCGTCAGTGGATTCACGTCCGCACGCCGAATTTTAAGCGGTGGTTTGGGGATTGGGAATCAGTGGCCAACGCAACACCCCGCCGAGCTTCATCTACATTTGGCGAAGCGCAGTCAGCAGCGAAAGCTTTTGCGGGCATCCCAATAACCAATAAGAGCGGAATGGTTGCCACCGTTTCAGGTTCCAACATCGGAAAGATGTTGAACGAAAAAGCTGCAAACAAATCCGCCAATCCCCGCGCACACGCACTGGCCGTCGCCAATCTGGATCAACTTTTTACGCACGCGGAACTTCTTGATTCGCATCCCGACAAAACCCAAGAACCCACGATTGTAGCGATTCACCGTTTTTATGCGCCTCTCTTGGTGGATGGCAAGGCGTTGCCTGTAAAGATGACGGTAAAGGAAACGCGCAGCCCTAAAAACCCAAATCAGCTCTATACCGTGGAAATGGTGGATTTTGCAGAAAAGAGAACACCCGCAGGGCAGTTGGCGACCGATACCGCCATTGCTGGCACATTGCGGAACGCCCCGATTGCGGGTGTCTCGGAAAGACTACGGCGCATGATTGAATCCGTCAACCCCGATTCCGTCTCCAAGGTTGTTGATGAGAACGGGGAACCGCTGGTGGCATTCGACCCAGCCCAAATCAAATCCGCGACCGGCAACAACGGGGATTATTCCGACAATCCGAGCATCCTCCGCAGCCAGTCCGACGGCAGACAGCGCAAGATTGACGACCTCGAAGCGAAGGCGACCGCCGAGGTGGACGGAGCCCGCACGGTGGGCGACCCTCGACTTGCCCACTCTGCCGACAGTACACAATGGATGGCCTTCGATGAATTACGAAAGGCAGAATTCGAGAAGCAACGCGAACGCGACTGGCAGGCCGTAGCCGAACGCATGGTGCGCGACGATTACGCCGGCGTGAGAGAAGCCCTCCTCGATGCCGCCGCCACAGCGACGATATTGACGCCGGTGCAAACCAAGGCCGCGCAGATACTCATCGCCGCCGAAAGCGCCAAGCCCCGCACGCCGGAACGCCGCGTTGCCATTTACCAACTCATCGAAGCCTACCGCGCCACCGGCGCAGAGGCGGGCCGCGCCCTCACCGCCCGCAGGGATCCCCTCCGCACCCCCGCCCAACGCTGGGCCGCATTTTTCGCCGACCGGCTCTACACGCCTCCCGGCAATGTGCGCAGGGCGATGGAGAGGGCCATCTGGGAACGGCAAAAGATCGCCGAGATTGCCCGCTTGCGTCAGGTCATCGCCCAGGCCGCGAATACCGGAACCGCCGCCGCCGCCCAAGCCCGGGACGACATTGCCAGGCTGGAAGCCCAGCGCACGAAAGAAGACTTACTCCAACTAGACTACGACCTGCGGGTGAAAAAGATCGAAGCCGCGCTGGCGAAGATGGGAGTCACGCTTGACGACATTTTCCACGGAGAGATCAACCTGACACTCGTTGGCTCTGCTATCGTCAAGAATGCCCTGGGCCATTTTGCGGGCCGCGACCGGGCGATCCTCCGCGACCTACAAGGCAAACACGGCGGGAATATCTCCGAGATTGCCAAACGCCATAATGTCTCCCGCCAAGCCGTCACCGAACTGCAAAAGAAGGCCGAGGCCGAACTCCGCGCGAAATTCCTCGAAAAGGCCCGGCGTGGCATTACCGACAAGGAACTCGAAAGCGAAGGCATCCAGGATGCGCTGTTCGCCCAGCAAGCCGACAGGGCCATCCCGACCGAGGCAGAAGCCCAAGCGATGGCCGACCGCATGATGCGTAAGGCCGGATTTTTCGGCGCAGATCACGACCGGGTAAAGATTCGCCAGCCCCGCAAGAAAGCAAAGCCATATACCCCTGGGCCCATACCAAGCGACGCCCCGGTGCCCGCCGACCAGATGCACCGCCAACCCGGACTCAACCTCCCTCCCGGAGAATTCCAGCGTCCCGCGAATTGGGAATATATGCCGCCCGCCGAGCGTCGCTTGTGGGAAGAAAAAGCCGCCCAGATGCCGCAGGGCGAAGGCCGCACGACTCCCACCGGCAGACTTGACCTTGAAGATGCCAGGGCATGGGAAGGCGCAACCCCAGGCGAAGGCCGCACGACAGCCACAGGCAACCTCGGCCTTGACGACGAGACCCCGTGGGAAGGCGCGACAGCCTACAAACTCGACCCGGAAAACATCGTGGATATGCTGCACGTAAAACGCGCGATGGACATCGCCGATGGGAACCATTCCTGGGTCGATTACGTGACCGAGATCGGCATTGCAAATTTGCTGTCCGCCCCAGTGACAGCCATCACCAATCTCACCGGCTTCGCCTATTCCGCCTACGAGATGACGATAAAGAAGGTATTCAAAGCGTCTTACAATTCCCTGGTAGCCAAGAGTGCCGACGCCGACCAGTGGGCGGAATTCGGCGCAATGGGCCGCGCGCTGGCCCCTGCGATTGCCCGGGCATGGGTCAATGCCAAGAACGCCTGGGCGACCGAGAGCCCGATTTTTGAGCAGCAAGTACTCGATCAGGATGCGCAGTTCGACTTCATGGACAGCGGCATCAAGGCGCATATCGCCGGCACAAAAGGACGGATTATCCGCGCCCCGTTCCGCGCCTTACTGGCAAGCGACGAGTTCATGAAGACCCTCATTGGCACGACGCACGCCGCCGCCGTGGCGTTACGCTCAGGCAAGGCCCAGGGACTCGCTGGACCGGCCTTGGAAAATTACATCGGCCAGGAACTCGGCGAGCGCGGGAGCCGGTCCTGGGCCATCGCCGCGCAGGAGGCACAGCGGCTCACGTTCCAGACCAAGCTCCGCAGCATCCAGCAGTGGAAGAAATTGCGCGACGAGGGCGAGTTGGGGCTGGCGTCGCCGATTGAATTCGGGTTGCGGCTCATGCAGGATTTCAAAAGCATCGAGACCGCCGATGCCGGGATTCCGACGCAGATGGCCGTCTTGCTCGCCAGTATGTTTTTCCCCTTCGTCCGCACCCCGTATCGGCTTCTCGAACTCGGCGTGAACGAGACGATATTTGGCGCGGCCAATTCCCTCCTGCACACCAGCGGCAAGGTCGTCCTCCGCGATGCCAACGGCAAAAAGATCACCCACGACCTGAGCGGGAAGAAGTTGCCCGTGCATTACGTAAAAGGCGATGCCGCCCGCGTAGCCGCCGCCGCGACGGCGATTCACGCGGCACTCCTCACCCTGGCATTACTGATGGCCGGCGAGGGCGATGACGACGACGACGACAAGTTGCTCTTGATTTCCGGGTCGGCCTTTGGAGAGAACAAAGAAATCACCTCGGGGCTGCGCAAGCATCTCGACCGCACCATGCCGCCGAACTCCGTGCGCATCGGCGGCAAGAACGGCATAGTATTCTCCTACCAACGCCTCGACCCATTTTCCACCGCCATTGCAACCACCGTGGACTGGCTCAAAAACATCAAGCAAGCCGCCGCCGGCAAGCGAGACTGGCATGATGCCAGCGGGAAGATCGCAGCCAGCCTCTACGCCCAGGTCCTCGACAAGGCCAGCTTGCGCGGATTCTCCCAACTCAGCGACCTCCTTTCCGGCGCAAGCTCATTGCCGGAATACGCCGCCAAACAAGCCGCCGCCTGGGCCGTCCCAAACCTCATCCGCAACCCGGCCCGGAACTCGGATCCGTTCCTGCGCGAGACCAAGGGAATGACACCCGCCCAGCAACTCCCCTACCAGCTCCTTCCAATCGCCGCCCTCGCCCCACCAGTCAGGCGGGATGTCTTTGGCGCACCGATGCAGAAAGAGGGCAGCTTTGTTTCGCGCACCGTCATCCCCGGGAACCCGCGTCCGGCCCCCAAGCCGAACTCGTTCGATGTCGCATTGCGCAAATACAATCTGCGCAATCCGAGCAGCGCGTATGCCCCGAGTGTCCCGAACAACACGCGGGACTCCGACCAAGAATCTTTCAAATACACGCCAAGGCAATACGAACGATTCACCAAGCTGCGCGGCGAAAATTTCCGGCGGCTCCTCACCGAGGAGGGCTACATGCAAGCCGGACGACGGTTGCGGGCCGACGACATCGTCGCGATAAAGAAGCTCGGCGGCGAAGCGACACGCGAAGCGAACAAAGCCCTCGGCAATTAGTCCGAGCGGCTCCCGTTGACCCTCTCAATGGGCGACATTCACAATCGAGCGATCACTTTGCCAATGTGAGACGTTCGGCGAACTCCGCGCCCAACGGGTGGCAGGCGGCGTCAATAACGGCAACGGTGACGCGCAATGAGCGAAACCGCCTCCATCACCGAAACGCCGGAAGACACCGAAACTCCCGATGCCCCCGAAGCACCCCGGGCACTCTCCGACCTCACCGAGGACGAGCTGTTCGACCTCGCGAGCAACCCGGAAGGGCTTGCCCAATACGCCGAACAGTCCGAGGAACCTACCGCAGAGCCCGCTGAAGAGCCCGCCGAGGAACCCGCCGAGGAACCCACCGAGGCCACCAGGGACAACGACGACATCCCCGATCGCGTTCGGCTCAACACCCTTTCCCGCGACGACGCCAAACTCGTCAACGCCGCCGTGCAGATGGTGCGGGCCAACCCGGCCATGTCTATCGGGCAGGCGATGGCAGCCATCTCCCATTCCCCGCTTCCGCCCCAAGAAGAAACCGCCCCTTCCCAGGCAGAACTCTCGCCAATCGAAGAGGCCCAGAGCGAAGTCGCCGATATTCGCTCCCAACTCAAAGAGGCCAAGGAGAACTACGAAACCGAAAAGGATCTCGAACTCACCGAGAAACTCCTCGATGCCAAGGTGAAGCTCTTCGCCGCCCAGGGTGCCGAAGCCAACGCCCAGCTCGCCGCCGAGACCGCCTTCGAGGCCGAGCGGCAGGAATCCATTTCCAAGGCCATTGACCTCTATCCCGACAGCGGCAGACCTGGCACAGCCTTTTACGCTGCCGTGCAGGCCGAAGTCGCCCGCTTCGCGGAGACGAACCCCGATTTCTTACGCGACCCCGATTTTCCCCTGGCTATCGCAGGGCTCGTTGGCGGTCGGCACGGAGTGGCCCCGGCCTTTGCCGCACCGCGCAGCAACAATGTTTCAGTCCGGCCCGTCGCGCAACCTACCCGGTCGGCGCGACCAGCCTCAATCCCACTGCTCGGCGGAAATGCCAGCCGGGATATATCCAGCGACCGGGAATCCGTGTTCCGCCAAGTGGAGGCGATTCGCGACCTAGAAGACCTGGAGACACTGGCGGACGCCGTGGGATCCATCAAATCCACCAAACTGACCGCTTAACCAACCAACCAACCAATTAAAAAATAATATCATGGCTTACTCAAACGACCCCAGCATCCTCAATCTGGCGGGCATCGTCGCACAAGATGCCGACGCGAAAGGCAAGGTTTACTCCGAGCTTTTCGACCGCTGCAACAACACTCAAAACGACCTCAAGAAGTTCATGGGACCAGTCGGTTCCAGCGCAGCGATCTGGGTGCGCAAGGAACTCTCCATGCGTGCCGGCTCGACGGTGAAAATGACTTCCATCGGTGACCTCGGCGGCCCGGGCGTCCTCGGCGAAGTCGAATTGACTCCCCGCGCCTCCAAGGCCCGCTTCGGCGGAAACACGGTGGACGTTGATTACTGGCGCGATGCCGCCTTCTTCAACAAGAAGCAGGTTGCCCAGCTCCCACAAGGCAAGAGCCTTGAGACCGTCCTCACGAAAATGCTTGGCGAGAAATTCGGCAGGCAGATTCAGAACTCGATGCTGATGAAGTTCCTCCGGGCAGCTTCCGGCAACATCTACCGCGTCGGCGGCGGAGCCACCAACAACGCAATGTTGAAAGTGGATCGCCTGAGCACCGCGGCAATCACCGAGGCACGCGGACGCGCCTTGGCCCTTGGCGCCAACCCGATCAAAATCGGCAAAAGCGAAAGCGGCAGCTCCTTGCACCAGTTGCTCTGCTTCGGCACTCAGGATTCATTCCAGACCATTCGGAATTCCTCCGCATGGACGACCGCGATCCAGAACGCCGCGCAGCGCGACAACGAAAACCCCAGCTTCTCGGGACGCCTCCTTAACTGGAACGCCCTGCATCTCTGGGAGCACACCGTGGTGAACCAAGACGCCGACGACTACATTGGCAGCCCATTGCAGCCTCTCGCGAAACTTGGCGTGGCCGTGGCCGCCGGAACCGCTGTCTTTGACATCAAGGCCAGCACGAATACGTCGCCTCTGTATTTCCAATTCTTCCCTGGATATGATTTCCAGTGGACGGAATCACAGACCGCCGCCCCGGACGCCACCGTTTACTACGCCTGGCTCATCAACACCGAAGGTGCAAACGCCGGCAAGGCAATGTTTGTCTCCTACACCGGCAGCGCGAACAACGGCAACAAGATCACCATCTTGCAACGCCTGGGTGCGTCAGCCACCGGAGATCAGGTCACGACACTCGGCACTATCGCCTGGAACGCGACCTACCACACCAACGCCGCCGCCGCGAACGCCTGGATCGTTCCAGCGAACTCGATCGGCACACCAGCATTCGGCAAGAGCCTGGTGCTTGGCGCGGGAGCCGGCCTCTACGCCGAAGGTCAGGTCGAAATGGCCTCGACCAAGCAGCAGATCGACTTTGACTTCGTGCAAGGGCGCGGCGTCGAAGGCATCATGGGCTACGGCGTCTCGAAAGACTCGCAGGGCGCTCCTCGCAACTTCGTTGTGATCGAACACGCCGTGGATTATCCCGGCATCACCATCCCCGGCACCTACGGGGTCTAACCAACCAACCAAAGAGGGCGGTGCGGTCTATTCCGCACCGCCCTTTTATTTTGCTGAAATTAAAAAATGAACATCGTCCTTATCCTCGCCGAGCCCATCCCCGGTCCGGCCTATGAAATGCAGACCAATGGCTATGAAAATATCGCGTTTGAATACGACCCCACCTACCGGGCGTGCGTAAAGCGATTCCCATTGGCCCTGTGGAAGAAAGACGATTTCACTCTCGCGAGGCAGGTTCTCTGTCAGCCTCTTGCGATCCCGATTTTGATTGATTTCGAGTATCCCGCCCAGGCGGAATCTCCCGACGCGCCACCCCTCGAATCCGATGCGCCTGAGCCCGGAACAGAAGAGGCCGTCACCAAACCACGGCGTGGACGCCCGCCCGCAACGGCACAAGAAGACCGCCGGCCTTAATTTTTACGAACGATGAATGCCGCCGAACTCGCCCGCCGGTTGCTGATTTACACCGACCTCCGCACCCTGTCTGAAGCCTCAACGGCTGGCAGCGAATACCTAGTAGGCGCGGTGGACGCGATCAACGCCGCCGCCCAGGAACTCTACTCCCTCGCGCCGGATTTCCTCTGCGTGCGCCCCTACGGGTTGACCATACGCGCACCCGCGACGATCACCCTGGCCGGACTAGCCATCGGCTCATCCGCCACCGGCACAATCACCGGCTACGCAAGTTGGATGCTCGGCTGCACAGTGCGGATCTCCGGCGAACCCGATACCAGGCTCCTCGCCTACGCGGCAGGAGTCGGAACGCTGTCCCACCAGATCACCACCACGACCGGCACCGCCAGTGCCACGGTCTATGCCGATTGCGTTTCCCTGCCAGACGAAGTCACGGTCGTGCTCGCCGGGGTCTGCCTGGCCGACAAGCGAGCCCTCGCCCAAGCCAGCGGCTCGAATGGCCTCGCATGGTCTGCGTCCCGATACGAGGATTTCGGGCTTGGGGCAGTTTCGCACACTCGCGGTGCAATCGGACAGCCGCGGACGTATTTCGTCACAGCCTCCTCCCTGGCGGACAATCTCGCATTGCCGACTCTGCAAATAATTCTTTCGCCCATGCCCGACACAGTGGAGTTGCTCACCTTTCGCGCCCGCTTGCGTCCGGCCTCTATTTCCGTGGACGACCTCGACGCTGCAAACAACGGCGCGGCAGCCACCAAAGAGATACCCCTCCCCGCCGGTTGGGACGAATTATTCCTCCTCCCATTCGCTTTGCAGCGTTTCACCGGCAGCGCATTTTTCAACAACGCAGCAGTCAAAGAAGAAATTGCCCGCCAATACGTCGTTGCGCGGGATTCCATTTGGAAGCTGCACCCACAAGGCGGGCGCACGGTGCGATTCATCCCCTCCTACTAAGCCATGCCCGACATCCGCAAACCCGCCGGCACGCGCACGGCCAGCAGCGGCCAGTTCACGAAGCCCGGCGTAAAATATCCCACGCCCGACACGACGAACGACTTCTTTATTGTCGAGCGCAAGACGGTGGATTCCAAGGAGCAGCCCATAGCCTACGGCACCGCACACGCCACAGCGGCCACAGCCAAGCTGATCGAGCAGAAATACGAGAGTGAAGACGACGGCAAGAAGACCCGGACCCGTATCTATGCGGCCTACGGCAGTGCCGCCCAGCAGGACGTTTACAACCCGGCTCTCAGCTACGCCGCCGAAAGCAACGCACACCAGATACTCATCCGCAGCTATACCCTGCCCAGGGCAGGCTACGCCCCGGTGGCAAAGGGCACAGCCGATACGCTCATTTCCGCCGCCAAACTGATAAAGGAAGATGCCCAGCCCATTGAAAGCGACAACGCCAATCTCCGCGTCGTGCGCATATATGAGACGCTGCCCGGGCCGTGGCTGCCAGTCACCCGCTACGACGACGACCTCGGGCCGGTCCAAGGCCGGCGGCGGGCCGTGCTCAACACCAACCAATCCGCGAGCCTCACCGCCACGACCAAGACCACCTACGAGACCCGCGACCTCTCCTGTATTGTC